CTTGGATCAACAATCCTGAAGACATTGCCTCACGTGCAATAGCTTGGTTAACCATACGCATACCACCCATACCTGTTTGTACAACTAACTGACGCTTAGGATCTGGACCTTGGAAGTCAACCTTACCAGCATAGAAGTTATACAATTCAGAACGGAACAAGTCAAGGCTGAAACCTGATTTGTTATATACACGCTTAAATGAGTTATCCAATTGCTTCCACAAACCGACAGATAAGCGGATATCATCTGGACCATCTTGACGCACACGTCCACCTTGTCCCCACATTAAGTAGGTCTCGATGTCATTTGCAACTTTGCTCAAGTGAGCAGCTTCCATTGTAGTCAAGAAAGTACGTGACAAAGATCCATTAGACATAGCGCGCTTAACGTAGTCTTTACCCATGCGAGAAACCATATTGTCTAGGTTAGCAATTGATGGGTCAATGCTCTTGTCAAAGTTACGCCAGATCTCTACTACAGGTACAGTACCGTCTGCAGTCATTCCGCCTTTAGCCATAAGGTCAGCGCGAGAAGATACAGAATAGTGTACGTGTGCTTCAGCTCCTCCTACGAAGTTGTAGAATTCACGGAAACCAGTAGCTGTTACGATGTCAGAGAAACGCTCTCCGTACTCACCGCGAGCAGAACCTTTACGGAACAACTTAGTTCCTGGAGTTACATAGTCTGCAGTAAGACCGTAAGAAGAATCATTGTTTACTAACTGAACAGTATACACAAATCCATCACCTACTGGAACAATGTCCTCAGTTGGTACGATGTACATCTCAGCACCGTTGTACTTGTCATAAGTGATGATATCACCATGTCCAAATTCACGACGTGAAATCTTAAGTTTGAAGGTAGTACCATCAACACCTAAGTTGTTAATTCCGTTATCTGTTTCAACTAAGTCTACAATGTAAGGAAGATCTTGTACAACTGGAGTTTCCCATTTGTACTCACCTCTTGCATTTGTAACATTAATTACGTTTTTACCACCAAAGCTAGACATTTGGTACAAAGGCATTTCTACCTTCTGCGCCATTGCCCAAAGATCTACTGGACCTAAATCCATAGGTTCAGAGTTCTTGAGCATGTTAACCAAGTGGTAAGAATCTACGTGTGAACTAGCTGCGTAGTTGGTATCTCGTAGAAATATACCATTGTTCAAAACTGGAGTTGACATGTTTTATTTATTTATTTAAGGGTTAATTAACGTTTAAAAAAGTTATCATTTCTTGGGATTCTGCGCTGTACTTTTTCCTCTTTCTCAACTACCGGCGTGCTAGAAGTTTTGCGTGCTTCTTCAGTCTTTAGTTGACGTACAGTTTTTTCTACAGCTTCAGTTTTCCCAACATCTTTAATTCTGGTACGGTATCCATCTGGATCTTGTAAAAGCCATAATGCTTCTGCAATCAATCCATAGTTAGGTTCAACATATTGATACTTCTCTAGCAAGTGTCCTAATAAGTTAGTAGGACGGCCTGACATAGATGGGTAGTTAGGTTGAACTAGACCTGAGTATAATAATGCTTGGGTCTTCTTATCTAACTTAACACCGTTTATTTCACCAGGTTGCAAAACAGTATATACATTATGCATATATGCTTTAGCTGCTTCCTGTTGTTGTTGTTTCATTCTCTCTTGTTCTGCAAGTCTTTGAGCTACAACCTGCTCTTGCATTTTGTCCAACTTTGGTTTGAACTTCATTGCTTTGGCTTCAAGATCTCCTCTATCTCTCCAATCTTCAATTTCTTCTTCAATCTCCTCAGAGGAGCCAAAGTTTGTTGCTCTTAAATACTCGCGAACAATTTGTTCCTGATCATTAGAGCTTTTAGGATTAAGTTCTCTTACCTCTTCTGCTTGGGCAAGAACTCTAAATAATCCTTTTAAGTCATCTCCACCATCAGCTACATATTTTGCAGCTGCTTGTAATTCTTGAGGTAATGCTTGGAAAAACTCAATAGGTGTTTTTTCACGAATTTGGTTTTCTCTCTCAATAAAGTTTGCTTCTAAAAGCTCTTCATAGTCCTTCATTGAGTAATCCTCTAGAGGCTTGTCATCATCAAAAGGTACAATCTGCCCTTTCTCAATTAACTTGTTAACAAGCTCGGCCATGCCACTCTTGTCAATTTTTTGACGACCTGTGGTTTTATTCTTAGGCTCATCATCTTGATCCCCAATTGGATCTACCTCTTTTAATACATCATCAAGTGATGGAGTATTTTCAGGTTTACCATTTTCTGACCCTTCATCATCAGAATTTTCAAGGAAGGAGAGATCAGATTCTGGCTTAGTAAAAATACTAGGTTTCTTTTCTGTCTCTGGGAGCATCACGTTTTCTGCTCCGGGTGTACCTAGAATTTCATCTAGGTTAATTTCTACCTGACTAACTTGCGTTATGTCATTGTTGGTTTCTTCAATATTCATTGTCTGTTGGTTTTACAATATCAATATAGGCAAATTTACCGAAATAAACTTCTAAGATTTTAAAACTTTAAAAATTAAAGCTGATCATATAGCTAACACTTACTCTTCTGCACTCACATCATAGCGATTTTTATTCTCTCTAGCTATCTCAAGCTTGGTCATGGCAATGTCTTTTTGTGCTTGTAGCTTTTCTTTCTCTAATGAAAGTTTGTTATTAGCATTTATATTTTGACTATTGTCACGAGCTTCTTGAAGATCGGTGTTCCTCTTATATAACTCAGTGTTTTCTAACTTGTCCATTGCATCCATATAATCACTTTGCATATTCTGATTAATATCTTGTGTAGATGCAAATCCTGCAGACTTAATCTGAGCTTGGAGAATAGCTGCTTGTCTATCCTTATCATTCTCGCTAGCCTCAAACTGCATCTTCATCTGAGCCTCTTGTTGCTTAGCCTGAATCTGCTGCTCTTGCATTTGCTGCATTTGCTGCATCTCAGCTTGCTTTTGAGCTTGTTGTTTAGCCTCTGCCTGCTTAAGAATACCAGTAACTTCAGCAATAGACTCTGACTTGATAATATTACCTAGGTCAAAGATTGACGCATTAGTTGTGTTATTCTGTATAGCAAGAGATTTAATCTGCTCTAAAATAGCTCTGTGATTAGCTTTGGTTGTGCAGTATACATTAAAGTCTCTAAGTAATAAGTCTGTACCGTTTATTTCAAATACAGCTTTATCCTCAGTAGACGTGATATACTGTAATCTTACAGACGGTTTAGTTGAGTGGTAATACTGTGATAGGTCTGTGCGCATTCTGTGCACGCGAGGCATCAAGTAATCACAGTGTTGGATAAAGTATGTTTCTGTTTGAGCATAAGACGCATTAACAGATTGCTCAACCCCAGTTGCTGTTTGCTGGCTAATTTGCTGACCTAGACGTTGTGGAGTAACCCCTACAACTTCTAATGCTTGCATCTTAAAGTAATTAGCTAACTGAATACGAGACATCAAACGGTTAGTTTGCTCAAGGTCAAGTTTCTGGTAGTGTTGGAATGCAAGAGCATTTTCTGTATTAGTAATAGAAGTATCCAATGGTAACATCTGGAAGTTCTTCATTGCTACATACGCCTTAGCTAAGTTGTTCTTACCCCAGTCCTCACCTAGTGAATGTTTAGGTAAAGCATTCTGATCCAATAAGATAACTGTCCCCAGTTCATCTACTAATATATCTGCAATCTGGTTATTTACAATGTTATAACCAATCTGGAATGGCTTCATTAAGTCAATCAATGAAGTAGATCTTGTATTACGGTCTGAGAATACAGAACCTTCTACAGGAAGCTTACATCCATATAAAGAGTTATCACCCTTAAACTGGAACTTAATTGGCTTAATATTATTCTGGTTTATACCAAGATAAATAGGATTGATACCACCGGGTGATTTAGTGCCCCAGAAAGACGGTTGATGAGGTCCGATTTTAACTCCACCCCAAACTTCATTAATCCATATCCAGTCAATATGCTCACCAAAAATAAGATTATGCTTTGTTTTATTTTTAATAAGGTTTGTGTCATAAATAGGTTTGTCTACTACATCATAGTCCTCTGTAACAACATCAATGCTTACATTACCCAAGTCATCAATTTTAGTAAGGTGTCCTACTCTTCTTTGTGATTTCCAGTAAGTAGTGGTTACACGTAGCAAGTTAGTCATACCCATATCAAAGTAATCCTCTGACTCACTCATGATCCATTTAACTATATCACCACCTTGACTTGTGTTTTCCCACATTGATGTAAACTGGCGATAACCTAATGATGGCAACTCTGTATTCCACTCATAAGATTTTGTACCATCATAGTAAGTACCATCATTTTGGTAACCCTGAATTGGATAACCTGCAGAACGCACAGGGTAAATTAACTCAAGTGACTTTAACTGCTCCTCATTCATTAACCAACCATAGCGGTCAATAACATCTGCAACAGTCATCATATCAAACTTACCTACCCAGCTAGCATCAGAGATGTAACGGATATCAGGAGATTTGTGGTAGAATGTAAGTACAGGGTTCCATAGCTCTACATCATAATCATCATCCATCATACGGAAATGCCAGAACTCACGGTCTGTAATAAGCATATCACGGAAGGCTCTTTCTTCAAGCTCCTCCATTTTAAAACGCTCAACATCATTTGCATGCTGGTGTGTAGCCCACTGCTCTATTGTTGACTTATAGTCTTTGGTAAAAAAGTTCTCAATTTCAGGTAATGATCTTAATTTCTCTGGGCTTAATAACTCATCATATTGAGGGTTATCAAACTCAAAGCCCATGTTCTCTAAGTTAGTTCTAACTTTTAGCTCAGCATTTCTTAGAAGTAATTGCTCTACTTCTGTACGCTTAGCCTCCATCTGCTCATTGTATGAAATATCATCTACACCTTTATAAACTACTTTAGTAGATCTTTTAGCAAACTCAGCTACAAGAGTGTTAATTACATTAGGTATAATAGGATAGAACTTAAGCTCTAAAGCTGTGCTATCTTCCTTAGTAAGCACCTCAATTAAGTCAGCATACTCATTATCTGTTTCAACTATGTAGTCAGTCTTATCTATAATACCTTTTGCAAGCTTATAGTTTTTCATAAGCCTACGTGCATTTCTGCGGACTTGCTTAAGTCCTTCCCACTCTAACCAGTCAAGGTTCCATCCTGTCCAGTCTTCATCTTTCTTTTTTCTTGGTAAAAACTGAATAGGCTGGTTAAGAGTACCCATTTTGTTGTACTCTACTTTGGCACCAGCCTTAACCTGCATGGCATTATATATTTCCATAGCTTATCTAAAATTTTTAAAAGGTGATCTTGGTAGTTTCATACCGTCAAATTTATGACCTCCTCCGCCTATATGACGAAAAGGGCTCATATTTAATTTACTGAATTTATTATAGTTATCCAAGACTTTTGCATTCCCAGTTTCCTCAAAACGCTTTTTATAACCTCTATTTGCTTGTTGGACTTTAGCAAAAGCTACTAAAGCAGCAAAAGATACAAGTCTATCCACGTTAACTCCATCTCGGTAAGCCATCATCTCTTTAAGTAACATAGGGTCTGGAATTCTCTCTACACCATAGGTAGTTCTTATTACTTTACCGTCTTCAGTTACTTCTTGGTCAAGTTCTTCTTTAATGAACTCAATAGCATAACTCACCATGTGACTTTTAAATAAAGTACCTGTGTTACGCCATCCGTATTCTTGGAACACATTAGCATTAGCACCAATATCTTTTAACCATAGAATTTGATTTCTTGGTACAAGATATCTTTGTTTTTTTCTATTAATCATGTGCGTAATAAATTGAGGGATGTTATTCTCCACAATTGTCCACGCATTATACCACTCTATAA